GTAGGCATTGTGTTGTACATTGCCAGCAAACTGGTAACATGGATTCCCATGATGGGACAATATAAACTGCCAGCAGAACTAGTTGGTGTTGTATTGCTAGTTGTAGGAGCTTACTTTTACGGCGGCCATGGTGTGCAGTCTGCATGGTTAGCTCGTGTAGCAGAACTAGAAGCCAAAGTCAAGATTGCTGAAGAAAAAAGCCAGCAGATTAACACAGTTATTGAAACAAAAATAGTTACAAAAATTAAAGTTGTTAAGGAAAATGTATATGTCAACAGAGAAATCATCAAAGAAGTTGCTGGCAAGCAGTTGGATGCTCAGTGTACTTTGCCTAAGTCTACTATCAGCTTGCACGACAGCGCCAGTCGTAATGAAGTTCCCGAGCGTGCCGCCGCAACTGATGGAGCCCCCAGTGGAGTTGAAGCCAGTAGGCTCCTCGACAGAGTCGTTGAAAACTACGGCGCCTGTCACGAAAACGCAGAAAAATTGAGAATGTGGCAAGAATGGTACCGGGAGCAGAAGAAAATCTTTGAATCAGTTAAATAGCAGTATAATTTAGGAGCGAACTAAATGTCAGAAGAAGTAAAAAGCGCAAGCGAGACAAAGAAAGAAGATTGGATGAACAGCAAATGGCGTCCAATGATGGGCTGGATGTATATGTTGGTCTGTGTTATGGACATGGTTATATTTCCAATCTTATGGAGTCTATTACAGTCTTTAAATCACGGTCAAGTTTCAAGCCAATGGAATCCTTTAACCCTACAAGGTGCTGGCTTATTCCATATTGCCATGGGTGCAGTGTTAGGTCTGGCAGCATGGGGGCGAACACAGGAAAAACTGGGAGGAGCCAATAATGGCGGTATGCAACCAGTGGCACAAAGCGTCACAACAACATTTGGCTCTCCGCAATCTCAAGGCTTTAGCAACTCCGGTGGTTTCAATTCGCCAGCACCAAGTAACTATAGTGGTGGATTTGGTAGCACACCACCAACAAGTTTTGCACCAGCGCCAAGCTGGGGTACAACACCAACAAACAATTTTGGTGGGCCAGCGGTAACTGCCAGCGGTAAAAAAATAGTACCGCAAGATCAAGATCCAGTTCTATAAAGGAAAATAAAATGAAATCGATTCTAGTATTATTAGCAAGTTTAGCATTGGTTGGAACAGCATATGCTGGCGGCGAAATCAAAGAAGTTTGTAAAAACAAACTGGACAAAGCCGGCAAGGTTGTAAATGGTAAGGATGGAAAGCCTACGCAGGTGTGCAAGAAAATCAAAGTACATGAAAAAGCCGAAGGCCATAAAGTTCCAGAGCCAGCCAAGAAGAAATAATTAGCTCAAACTCTTGACAGGCCAAGCCTAATATAGTATAATTACTGTATTACTTGGCCTATTATTATGACTATGAACGAACAACAACCAATTATGATTAGCCCGTTTGGGCCTATATTTTTAAAATTTCAGTTGCCTAATGATATGCTTTCAGCCGTATTGGAAGAAAGTGAATCAATGAAATTACAAGCACACAACAACGAATATCTTAAAGAATATGATTGGTCCGAATACCTTGTGGGAAAAAATACAAATCAATTGTTATTAAATTATGATTTTTTTGTTGGATCAAATTTACAATCGTTTTTAATAGCACTTGGAGAGTACTATTTACAAAGACATCATTCAACAGACGATGATGTTAAAAATACAAAATTAGCAATTGCAGCCGCCTGGCTGAATGTTACTAAAAAGCACGATTACAATTGTATTCACGATCATAACAAAAGTCCGTTATCTGGCATCATATATCTAAAAGAAGATGCTAGTATAGGAGAAGAAATTGATAAGTTGGAAGAGAATTCCAAAATTAAGGGCGGAAGCTATTTGCCAGGTGTAACACATTTTATATACAGTGCAAACAAGAACTTCTTAGACTCAACTAGTTTTTCTTTTAGAGGAAAGCCTGGAGATGTGTTAATTTTTCCAGGGTGGGTTTCTCACTTAGTTAATCCATTTACTGCGGAGGGAGAAAGGATGACTCTCGCATTTAATTTTCACAATGATGAAAATGTTATTCATAAATATCCTAAGGAATCACAGTAATGACTGATTATTACCAAACACTAGGAGTTAGCGAAACTGCTAGCCCAGATGAAATTAAAAAAGCCTATAGAAGTTTAGCTAATAAACATCACCCAGACAAAGGTGGTGACCAAGCTATGTTTAAAAACATTAGCGTTGCTTACGAAAATTTAAGCGACCCTCAAAAGAAAGCTGAATATGACCAACAGAGAATGGGTGGGCCGCAAGTTCGTTTCCACACAGGCGGCTGGGATCCGTTTGAGCAGGCGTTTGGTCAACACAATCCGTTTGCAGGGCATCCGTTCGGAGATATTTTTGGACGTCAAGCGGGTCGGGGCCGCAATAGAGATTTAAATATCCAATGCCAAATTACATTGATGGATTCGTTAGTGGGTAAACAATTAGAAGCAAATTACCGATTACCCAGCGGTCGAACACAAACAGTTGTTATCAATGTTCCTCCTGGTATCGGGCATGCCGAAACTATTAGATATCAAGGATTAGGCGACGACAGTGTTCCAAATGCGCCGCGTGGTAATTTAAATGTAACTATTGTGATATTACCCGATCCTAATTTTACACGTCAAGGTGATGATATTTATACCAAGGTGTACATTAGTCCCATTGACGCTATGATAGGTTGTAGGAAACACGTAACAACATTATCAGGCCAAACATTAGATCTTGATCTCCGTGCTGGTATAGAGGATGGTTCAGAATTTGCCAGTCAGGGTAATGGATTTTCCAATGTAAATACTGGGCATAAAGGTCGATTTGTATCCATTGTTAAAATACGCACACCTGGAGTAACTGATCCCTCATTAGTGGAACGTCTTAAAGCAATCAATAATGAAATTAATAAAACATCCTGATCCGGTATTAAAACAATCAGCAACTCCTTGGCAATTTCAAGTTGCAGACGACTGTGAGCAAGCCAGCAAGATTGAACAGGAAATGATCAGTTTGATGAAGGCAGCAAATGGTATTGGTTTGGCCGCACAACAAGTGGGTTTATTAAAACGTGTGTTTGTCATGCGTACACAAGACGGTAGAGAATTCGGAGTGTTTAATCCTACGGTATTAGAAGTAAATAATGAAAAGGAACTAGGCGAAGAAGGATGCCTGAGTTTTCCAGATCTATGGTTAAAAGTTGAACGCAGTAAGAGTTTGATTGCAAAATACCTTGACAACGCAGGAGAAGAGCGTATAATACAATTAACGGGTCTAGATGCTAGGTGTTTTTTACACGAATTAGATCATTTAGACGGAGTATGTTTCACAGATGGACTGAGTCCTCTGAAACTATCGATGGCAATTAAAAAACAGAGGAAATTAAATGGTAGAACCAAGTGATAACTTGCAGGCAGTATTTGAAAAAGCATTAGAAACTGCTAAAAAACTGCATCATGAATATTTAACAATTGAACATATTTTTCTGTCCATGCTGATGGAAGAATCGTTTGTTAGTTGTTTACAAAGTTTTGGTTCCAATCCTGAAACTATGAAGTCTGAACTGACTGACTATTTGAAAAATAAATGCAGTGAAATCACTGTGCAGGATGTGGTGGTTAAGCCAAAGAAAACTCAAAGTGTGGAGCGTGTACTTAATCGTGCATTTACTCAAGTGCTGTTCAACGGCAGGCAACGCATTGAACCCACAGATGTTTTTGTGGCCATGATGGGTGAAAAACGCAGTTGGGCGTACTTCTATATTTCAAAAGCTGGCATTGATAGAGATAAGTTTGCTGACTTCTTAAACAACACGTCTGATGAGCCTGAAGAAGAACAACAAGAAAGTAGTGGACAGCCAAGTAAAGCACTACAGGCATTTACCACAAACTTAAACGTTCAAGTAGAAAAAAATAAAATTGATCCAGTTATTGGTCGCGTTGACGAATTAGAAAACATTGCTCTTGCAATGGGTCGTCGTAACAAGAATAATGTCATCCTAGTTGGTGACCCGGGTGTAGGTAAGACTGCTATAGCAGAAGGACTTGCCTACAACATTGTTAAAGGTGCAGTTCCGGACTTCTTAAAAGATTATACTGTTTATAATTTGGATATTTCAGCCATGTTGGCTGGATCCAAATATCGCGGCGACTTTGAAGAAAGATTCAAAGCAGTTATCAAGGCTCTTCAAAAGAAAGGTAAGACTGTGCTGTTCATCGACGAGGCACACATGATCTCTGGCGCAGGATCTGCTGGTAACTCAGCCAACGATCTTGCCAACATGATGAAACCAGCTCTAAGCAAAGGCAACATTAAAGTTGTGGCCAGTACTACCTGGGAAGAATATCGCAAACACTTTGAAAAGGATCGTGCGTTGATGCGACGATTCCAACGTATCACAGTTGACGAACCTACTTTAGAAGTAACACTACAAATCCTCAAAGGTATTAAAAAATATTACGAAGGTTTTCACAATGTTAAGATCAAAGACGATGCATTGCATTCAGCAATCAAACTAAGTGTAAAATATCAAACAGATAAGAAACTTCCAGACAAGGCAATTGATTTGATTGACTTGGCTTGCAGTCGTTTTAATCTTAAACTTGCAGATGAAAGAGTTATTACTGAACGTGAAATTCAATACGAACTTGCCAAGATGGTTCAAATACCTGAAGAGCAAGTTTCAGAAACTGAAAGTGCAAATATTTCCAAGTTACAAGACAATGTTAGTGCAGATGTGTTTGGACAAGAGTCAGCTGTTGGAGAAATAGTGGATAAAATTATTGTTGCTCAAGCTGGACTCAAGAGTGAAAACAAACCCGTTGGTTCGTTTGTGTTCATGGGGCCAACTGGTTGCGGTAAGACTGAAACTGCTAAAAGTTTGGCCAAACACTTGGGTGTAAAATTGTTACGCTTTGACATGAGTGAATACCAAGAAAAGCACAGCATCTCCAAGTTGATTGGTAGCCCTCCGGGTTATGTGGGATTTGAAGAAAATGCTGGCTTGTTGATTACTCAGATTCAAGAAAATCCCAATGCTGTGCTGTTGTTTGACGAAGTTGAAAAGTCACATCCAGATGTCAGCACAGTGTTGCTACAGATCATGGACAATGGATTTATTACTGGTTCAAATGGTAAAAAAGCCGACTGCCGCAACATTGTGCTAATTCTTACCACAAACGCAGGTGCTCAGGATGCTGATAAGAACACAATTGGGTTTGGCGCACAGGAAAAAGACTACAGTGATAAAGACTTGAAAAAGTTTTTTACTCCTGAATTCCGTAATCGTTTAGATGCTGTCATCACATTCAACAAACTCAATAAAGAAACAATGGTCAAAGTTGTTACCAAGTTCATAGACGAGTTGCGTGAGCAAGTTAAAGACAAGGGTATCCGTATCAAAATTAACAACGAAGCTACTAACTGGCTAATTGCCAAAGGGTTTGACAGCAAGATGGGTGCTCGTCCACTGCAACGTGTTATTGACAAGGAAATTAAACGTGACCTTGCTCGCATGATGTTGTTTGGCGATTTGAAGAACGGTGGTTGGTTAACTATCTCTATTGATGATGATAAAATATCATTAGTGGCAAAAAGTAAAGCTTCTAAAGTGCCATTGCTGGCTATTGAAAACAACGAAAATGCAGTTCAAGCAAACTAAAAAGTTATTTTACGGAAAATATCAATACAAAATTGTGTTGGTATTTTCTGGTGCCCATTTATTTAGAGGCGCACCAAGTGATGTTATTGCTGACCGTATAAAACATGTAAAATTAGAAACTGATATATATGCTAGAAAACGCTGGACTATAAAAACTGAAGAAGAATTGAAATATGCAGTTAAATTAGAACATGCGCTTTCCAATTTAGAAAACTTTGAGTTGCGTGTTGAAACGCCATGGGTTACCATATACACCAACAATAAAAAAGATGTTGACAAGCTGACCAACTTGGATAAATCACGTGTAAAGTACATCTGCGAACCCTTAAAAGGCACAACGTTAGAAGAAAACACAGTTATTTTACCTAAAATAAAGTACGATTATCGGGTAACACTGGGCAAGACTTCGCAAGAATACAGCACCTTTATCACGTGGGCCAACACTAATTCCAAAATAAAACTGACTAAATCCTGCAAAACTGAACTGTTAAAAAATACCAGTTGGGGCGGCTGTTACTTTTACATAACGGGTGATAACAACCTGCTTATGGCCAAGATGCACCTCTGCGGGGCAATTTCCAAAGTTGAGCGGGTCGTTAACGAGAAAGCCTAAACACTAATTGCGTTTTACGATAAATACTCTAAAGGCGAGCATGTGTCGCTATACATGTAATTTTTGTTAAAACCGGGCTTTATAATGCGTATACGTGAACTATTAGAAAATAAATTCTTTAAAGATTTAGATTTTGTTAAATCTACTGAAAAAGGCAGAGAACTTGACTTCGACTTAGTAGAAGACTTGACTCATTTCATGAATCATGACGATGATGTGTATCGCCGTCATGTTTACCCAAGTATTGCTAATTGCTTGGACCGTGCCAACAGCAAACGTTCTATTAATCCTGAGATTTTTAAACCAGCTGTTGTGAGTAGTTATAAACTATACGTTAAAAAATTCCCTATACGCGAGCTACCCAAGTCGTTAGACGAAAAAACTGTTACCAGTATTTGCAAAAAGATGCAGGAAGACTTTAAGCAACACCTAGCCGATGGCAAGTACAAGGACTAATTGTGTTACTAAGAGAATTGTTCTATCGAGAAAATGCTCCACCAGCTGACGACAGCATGGAAAAATATGGGCGGCCGTTTAACCACCCGGAACATTTGGTATTTTTTAAGGGATCCAACGGAACAATAGAAGCTTTGAATCATTTTAAAGAAATTGCTACTGAACAAGAAGGTGCTACTACTGTTAGAGGCAAGTGGGACGGCAATCCACAAATATACTGGGGTAGAGAAGTTGCTGGCGGTCCGTTAATTTTAGCTGGACACAATCAATGGAGCCGAGGTGTTAAAGGCGACAGTAAAGAAGCAGTGTACGATTTTATTGCCAATCAAAGCGGTAAGGCAAAAACTCCCAAAGAGCAGAAAGAACGCCAACAGTTTGCTAATGAATTTGCCAACTTGTATCCGTTGTTTGATGCGGCTACTCCCAAAGACTTTGTAGGTTTTGTGTATGCTGACAGTTTGTTTGGCGTTGAACCTAGAAATCCCAAACGATTAGAAAAACAAGATGGCTATCCCCAAGGCGTTTGGACTTTTTGTCCCAACCCCAAATCTGATACTTGCTATCATGTGGATGCTGCCGGTACTTTAGGAGAACGTATTAGCAAAGCACAAGTCATGGTGGTTGGCCACGCTATGTTTGACGCATTTGGTGCTGGTGATAGAGAACAACAACCTATGGATGACTTTGACATGTTCAATGGCACTAGTGGGTTAATTGTACAAGGCCCAGTGTATACCAAAGGCGGTACCAGGCAAGACACTTCACAAGTTGACGAACTAATTGATTATGTGATAGATGAAGTAGAGGGCGTTGGCGCTAACCTCGACGCATTTATTGCCAGCTTACCTGATCCTGATAAGAATGGAATTTTCTATCCTTTCTTTAATGCCATGAGCAATCTACATGCCAATAATGAACAAAGTTTTGACAGCATCACAGGAAAAACGTTTACTGATTGGATGGCCAAGAAGGGTGTAAGTAAGAATAAACAAGCACACATAATTGAGATGATCAAGCAACATCCTGGCGCATTTGATGCCATGTTGAAACTGATTAAAGATATTCGCAATATGAAAGACGACGTGTATGCCGCATACCAAAGCCAAGACAAACCAGAAATATGGGACACCAACGGTGAAGGCTATGTTCGCTATGCTCAACCAAACCATAAATATGGTAACATAAAGATTGTGCCAACTACTTGGGCACCTGGGAAGAAATCAGCATGAAGTTAAGAGAAATGTTTGAAAACGAACAACCAGCCAATAGCGTAAAAACTATTGGGATTTCGTTTGGGCGATTCAATCCTCCGCACAAAGGTCATGCAGGTGTGTGGCGTGCCGCTAGTAAAAACCCTATTTGGTATGTGGGTACCAATGACAGCACATCCGGTCCAAAAGATCCCCTGCCTTATGATGTTAAATTACAATGCATGGCCGCAGTATTTCCAGCAGTTTCAGGACACTTTGTGCCTGAACAAGGTCTATTAACATTG